GTTCGTGATGGTGGATCCACACCTATTGTGCCTTTCCCTATAACCGGTACACTCACGAGTAGCGGTTTCTCGGTGTCAGCAGTGAGACAGGCAGATGTGTAATGGCGGTCGCATACACAGCAACAGTAAACGGGTACAGCTACCAGTTTGATTGGTTGCTGCAATTCATCTACACCGACTCGACTCTGGATTCAATACCGGTAGAGGATTTGTGGACGGCGATCAAGGAAGCTCAGGCCTCTCAGATTGGTGTTGTTGAGGAGCGCATTGCGTCCGCATCCGGCTTGGACGAACTGGATGACGGTATTGAAACCTTCCTAACGATGCGGCTCTACGATGAATGGGAGATTCGATCACTTAAGTCATCTGGCAAGGTCGCCACCCGTGGTGGCAACATCGTAAAAGAAAATAAAAAGGATCCCTTCTTCGATGACGGAACTATATTTTATGTCGCCTTTTTCTCTCAGGCGGGTGTTAAGACCACAATATCAACTGGTGGTAGTGCTTTAACCCCTACAGAAAGTGCTAAATTGCTTAGTTTACCCAGTGCGACACAAGTGGTTGATGAATTTGAGGCACAATCGCAAGCAGATCCCACAGGATTCCAAGTGAATGTTAAGGAAATGAATGACGCCGAGGTGTTGGGATCGGGTACAAATGCAGATAAATGGCGAGGTGAATAATGTTTGACAGTAATTCGTTTGATACTAATTCATTTGATATCGAGTCTTGGTATTTCGACAACTTGTTTCCACCGAGCTTCCTTGGCGGCGGCGGTTGGCCACTTGGTGTATTTTACGCGGATGCCATGTTACGATGAGTAGCAAAGATGATGCCAGATCTGTTGAGGTAGTTGAAATAGCTGCTATAATGAGGACTGAGGGTGGTCGTAATGTCGTGCGTCGATTGCTTGTTGGTACTGGATACTTTGGAAGTACATTCGATGAAGATCCAATCAAACACGCATTCAATGCTGGAAGACGACAGACAGGAATCAATTTAGTCGAAGAACTGAAAGAAGCTGCCCCCGGTGAATTTAAATTAATGCTAAGGGAGCATTTTGAAGATGAGTGAGAACGCAGAAAATACAGATAACACATCAGACGATGGGCAACTATTGACTGATGTAAAAGAACCGGAATCATCTGATAGTCAGTCAGGTGATGAAGGAACCGCCGCTGGCAACGACGGTGGTACTGCCGACACCGATAAAGGTGAAGGTGATGCTACTGCTGGCGAAGGTGACGCTGAACAATCTCTCGACGCTTATGCCGACCTTAAAGCGCCAGAAGGGATGGACATTGATGCGGACACTCTAGGGAAAGCCACACCTCTTTTTGAGAAGTACGGTCTTTCCAAAGAAGCTGCTCAAGAGTTTGTCGACTTCTATGCTTCTGAGATCCAGGCGAGTTCACAGAGACAAGCGGAATCTTTCGATCAGCTAAAGCAGGACTGGCTTGCTCAAACTAAGGGTGACAATGAGATCGGGGGTGATAAGCTCGATGAGCATGTCAAAGTCGCTCGAATTGCACTTGATAAATTTGGCACGCCGGAATTGACAACGCTGTTGAATGAATTCGGACTGGGCAACCATCCCGAAATAATTCGCGCTTGGGCGAAGGTCGGTCGACTTACGCAGGAGGATAACCCTGGTAACAGTGGTGGTTCACCGAGTGAGAAGAAAGACCGGGTTTCAATTCTCTATCCTAACTCGTAAATGAGGGTGATCAAATGGCGACATTAGGCGCATCATACGTCGATCTGATCGACATTTATAAGCAACAAGACGGAAACGGTCAATTCGTTGAAGTTATTGAAATGCTTATGGAAATGAACCCTGTTCTCGACGACGCAATTGCTGTGGAGTGTAACAAAGGCACCACACATCTGCACACCGTTCGAACAGGTTTACCAACTGTAACATGGGGTAAGTTGTATCAAGGTATCCCACAAAGTAAATCGCGCACCGCGCAAGTTGAAGACACTACCGGCTTCGTTGAAGGTTTGAGTACTGTTGACAACCGTTTGCTTGAAATCTCCGGTAACCCTGGAGCGGTTCGACTTTCAGAAGCCATGAGCTACTTGGAAGCAATGAACCAAGAAGTCGCAAGTAAACTATTCTACGGTGACACTGCGTCAGATCCTGAAGAATTCATGGGCTTTGCTCCACGATTCAATGATCTTTCTGCATCAAACGGTAATCAAATCATCGACGCCGGTGGTACTGGTTCCGACAACACCTCAGTGTGGTTTGTGACTTGGGGTGACAATCAGTGCTGCTTACTGTATCCAAAAGGTACAAAAGCGGGTGTTACTCGTGAAGACATGGGTAAACAACGTGTCACTGACGGTAACGGTAACGCTTACTACGCGATGGAAGAAAAGTTCACTTGGCATGTCGGTCTTGCTGTTAAAGACTGGCGTTATGTGGCTCGTATCGCTAACATTGATGTTAGTGACATGGCTGCTGGTTCAGTGGCGCTTTACACTTTCATGCGTCGAGCGTACTACCAGTTGCAAAATCGCCGCGTAGCAGGCGGTAAAGTGTGCATCTACTGTAACCGTGATGTACTCGAAGCATTGGATGCATTGGCTACAAACGCAGGTGCAAGTGACAACTTTGTTCGCTTGAAGCCTATGGAGATCGAAGGTAAAGAGGTCATGACGTATCGCGGCATTCCAATCCGTGAGACTGATGCACTTCTTAATACTGAAGCTCGCGTAGTCTAAGTGGTCGCAGCCTTCGGGCTGCTTTGATTTTAATTGAACGAGAAGGTGATTCATTATGATATTATCAGCCGAACAACTGTTCTCGGATGATCAAGCGATCACTGCGACCGCTGACTCCACGAACGTGATTGACCTCGGTGCTGCTGGCACACCATATGATGCTGCTGCCGCACTTAACCAAGATATCGGTAAAGGTGCTAAAGTACCTATTCTGATTCAGGTTACCGAGGATTTCGACAACCTAACTAGCTTGACGATCTCTATCGCCAAGGGTGCCACTACTGCACTAGGTACTAACATCATCAGTAAAGTGGTTCCACTTGCTGATTTGGTAGCTGGTTATCAGTTCCCAATCGAAGTGCTTCCGAACGAATGTGACGAACGCTACTTGGGTATTGAGTACACAGTAACTGGTACTGCACCGACAACTGGTCGCATTACAGCAGGTATCACTGCTGGCAATCAGACCAACGTCACTGGTGCGTAATAATTAAGAGGGTCGTAAGACCCTCTGTCATTTATTTCGGAGAGATCAATGCCATCCTATCGAGTCAAACAAAAAGGTTACTACGGCGGTAAGATTTACGATCCTGAAGGTAAACGTCGTACTCTTGTTGTTGATAAACCTTTCGACAAAAAAACAATGCCTTCATGGGTAGAGCCTATCAAAGAGGTTTCACCGGTGAAAGCGGATGAAGGTGTAAAAGCTGCGGATTTGAAAAAGCAACTTGATGACCTGGGTGTCGAGTACAAAGGCAACGCCAGTAAAGAAGTACTTCAGGAACTGCTGACCAAAGCTCAAGACGAACAGAACCAACGCGATGTCGATGCTGCTGTGAACTTCCAAGAAGCTCCGTCATTGTCTGGTCCAGTTGAGACACTGTAACCTATGACTTCAGAAGTCGAGATCTGCAACCTTGCACTGTCGCATATTCGTGCTACCAGCATCAATTCGTTGACTGAGCAGAGTCTTCAGGCTCAACAGTGCAAGCTTCTTTACCCCATCATGAGAGATCAGGTGATCGAAGACGCACCGTGGCAGTTTGCTCATGTTGTGGAAGCGCTCGCAGTCTTGTCTTCGGTTGATATCTTTAACTGGAATTATGCGTACCAGTATCCGTCGAATTGTCTTAAGATCAATCGATTGATGCTAAATTGGGAAGAAGTGCAAAATGATCAAGCGATATATGCCGCTCGACTTCGTGATCTTGGACTGACTTTCCCAGACCTGAAACAACAGGTTGAATACAGTATTTACAATGTTGATGGTAATCGAGTCATTGCAGCTAATGAATGCGAGTTACGCGTCGATTACGTCAAGAAGGTGACTGACCCCAATCTATTTAGTACTCAATTCGTCATGGCGTTATCACATCTACTCGGTGCCGAACTTGCTGTACCGATTGTCGGTGTTGATAAAGGTCGTGCTTTGCGTTCTGATTCACTCAAGATGTATAATGCCTACATTGAATCTGCTGCTGCTGCAAATCAAAACGAACAATACTCACACACACCAGATAGCGAATACATATCGATAAGGGGGTAACATGGCGCAAACGATAAAGCGCAGTTTCACCGGTGGTGAAATCTCCCCAAGTCTGAGATCCCGAGCCGACTTAGTAAAATACACAAGCGGTTTAGCGTTATGTCAGGATATGATTGTACGGTCGCAGGGTGGAGCTTACAGTCGCCCTGGTACCAAATATATCGGTGATGTTGATGATGAAACGCGTCGACCTCGATTAATACCTTTCAGCTTTAATACCGAGCAAACCTACATTCTCGTTTTTGAACACCTGAAGATGAGAGTCATCCGCGATGGTGGTTATGTTCTCGACGGTGTTGGTCCGGCAATCTATGAAATTGCAACACCGTATCAAGAATCAGACCTAGCACGATTGATATTCACTCAAGACGCTGATGTGATGACGATCACCCATCCAGACTATGACCCGCGTGATCTCAGTCGAACGGGTGATGATTCTTGGTCTTTGGACGTTATCGACTTCGACCCCCCTATATTACCACCCAGTTTCACCTCTGATTCTGTTGCGACCATTACCGGTATCACACAAGCCAACCCTGCAACCGTGACAACCAGTGCCGCGCACGGGTTTACTACCGATGACGTGGTGTTCATTGAGTCGGTAGGTGGTATGACTGAATTGAATGATCGAGGCTTCAGAATCGTTGTCACCAGCACCACTGAGTTCCAATTAATAGGTGAAGATTCGTCTGGATATGGTGCGTATACATCAGGTGGTACCGCGACTAAAGGTGGTCTAGTTGCTTTTGGTGATGGTGCTGGAGATTTTGATAAAACGTACAGTTACGTGGTAACAGCGGTCGGTGCGGATGGTGAATCAGTAGCATCTGTTTCAAACACAATCACGACAGCATCATTGTCTGTGACTGCTGCTGTTCGATTGACGTGGGAAGCCGTCGACAAAGCTCAATACTATCGTGTATATAAAGACCCATCAAACGGTACTGGAATTTATGGTTGGATTGGTGATTCTAAAACGACACAGTTTGATGATTACAATATTGCACCTGTAACATCAGATGCACCCCCTGAAGATAGAGTGCCGTTCAAGGCAGTGTCAGCGACAATCACCGGGGTCACCCAGGCAAATCCTGCTGTAGTTACTGCTGCGAGTCACGGGTTCAGTGATGGTCAGAATGTTGAGATCACAGGTGTTGCTGGGATGACTGAGCTTAACGGTAACACCTACGTGATTACCGTGTTTGATGATGATTCATTCAGTCTGAACAATACTGACTCATCTGCTTTCACCGCTTACACGTCAGGTGGTACCGCAACTAGGACAAACAATAGACCCTCGTCGGTGACGTATTACCAACAACGCCGCGTGTTTGCAAATACCCGCGAAGAACCTCAAACAGTGTTCACTACGCAAATTGGTGTTTACGATTCACTTAGATCATCGGTGCCAGCGCGTGATGATGATGCTGTAACTTTTACAATCAAAGGTCGCGAAGTCAATGAGATTCGTCACATGGTTGACATCGACGGACTGGTGTTACTGACATCTGGTGCAGAGTGGCGTGTCACTGAGGGTCAAGATCAAGTATTAACACCTTCCACCGTTGGTGCACGAATTCAATCTTATTACGGTGCGTCATGGGTGCCGCCTCAAATCATCGGTGATACTGTCATTTTCATTCAGGAGAAAGGTGCCAGGGTTCGTGACATCAAGTATGAGTTTGTCGATGACAAATACTCAGGTACAGATCTCTCAATCATGGCCGAACATTTGTTCGAAGATATTGAGATCGAGGAAATCACGTACTCACAGGAACCATTCAGTATCATTTGGATGGTGCGTAACGACGGTCGAGTTCTCGGGTTAACATATCAGCGCGAGCATCAAGTATGGGCGTGGCATCAGCACGACTTTGGTGGTGTGGTTGAATCGATAGCTTCGATCAGTGAGGATGGTCGTGATGCTGTTTATATGGTCGTTAAAAGAACCATAAACGGGTCAGATGTTCGTTACATAGAACGAATGGAACCACGTTACACCAGTGCTGCTGAAGACGTGTGGGCTGTTGACAGTGGTCTTCAATACGACGGCGCGGCTATTACAACCATATCCGGTTTAGACCATCTTGAAGGTGAATCTGTTGCTGTAGTTGCCGATGGTAACGAGGTGAAAAACCTCACAGTATCAGGCGGTCAGATTACGTTACCGCGTGCAGCGTCGAAGGTGGTCGCAGGATTAGCGTTTACACCGGTGATCGAGCTGCTTGATATGGACACGTCGTCTACTGCTGA